ATTGGGTATTAGAAATTTCTCCCGAGCCATTCGACTTCCTGAAAGATGATTATATCGAAATACAGATCGGTCAAGTTCAGGGCGGATCATGGAATTGGGGCGGGTCGTTGCCTTGCGATATTCGCGGGATAGATTCGCGGGTATGGATAGAAGAAAAATAGGGAACCATATAACATTCACAATATGAAACAACAACTAAAAGATTGGTCTGAAAACCTAAGTGGTTTCCACAAAGTGCTAATCACAGCGTTTACAATCATTGCCTTCATAGGTGTGTCAGTAGTCGGCGGGATCAGGTACACCGTTGAGACAATTCGGGAAATTCAAGGCGAAGCAGACGAAGCCGAAATGAACGAGTGGCGGCAAATGCTCGCAGCGTTGAACGTGGTAACCTATGATGATTTACGTCCCGACTTAGATTCGATCTTCTTGTCAATGCAATTGAACTACGCTATGGACTCCGCGATGCACATGAGGACACTCAAGAGGCAAGATGTAATCATTGTAACCCTCGAAGACATGATGGCGTTAGATGACCGCTTAGTGATTCGACTAGACACAATAGAGAACTACATTCGGAAGGTTAGCGGGTACTCTGAAATATCACTGAGAGAGCAAAGACTCCTAGCAAGAGAAGATAGCTTGAGGACGGTGCTAATTCTTGCCCGTCAAAAGGAGTTTAACCATGACCGAATGAAGCAACTTGAGCAGCAACATTACGAGTCGATGCAAGAGATACGAGACTTCAGTCAACAGAAGGTGGTGGACGCTCACCGAAAGAAGACGGCAAGAATCAAACCTAAAAGAAAACCAATTGGAGGCGGTAGAAAGATGATTGACTTATAGCAATTGAAATGACGAACCAAAAAAATGCAAACAGAAACGATTACTACGTTGGGGGATTGGGTAATAACAATGCTCACGGAGGGAACCCTATTTTGGCTTGGCGGAATATGCGGCACGGGGTGCGCTCTTATTTTTGGCGGCCAATTCCGAAATTGGTTTCAGGCGCTTCACGCGGTAAACGCAATCGTCCTATTGGACAACGAGGTAAAGAGCTTGGAGAAGAACTATCAGATACTAGAAGACCAGCATAAAGAGTTGATAGGCCAAAATGATATGCTTAGAGCAGCGAACGAAATGCTTAGGGACTCTAACGAGTTGATGAGAATCCGAATTGAGTCAAAACAAAGTCAAACGGACAAAAAGATTGCTGAGTTATTAAAGGACATTCAGGAGATTAAAGACAAGGGATAATGAAGATTACACTTACAAGAGATTACTTAGTTGATTGCACCCTTGGAAGTGCGGTCATTACCAATAAGGACATAAGCGTGTTTACCTTCAAGACAATGGAGTTGCCTTGGCTCGATAACCAGAGGCGAGTGTCTTGCATTCCAAAAGGCACCTACAAAGCGGTAAGGCATAACTCCCCTAAGTTTGGTGAAACGTTTTGGATTCAAGATGTACCGGGTCGATCTGAGATACTGATTCACAAAGGCAATTACACCAAAGACACATTAGGCTGCATCCTTCCAGGGAAAGCACACATTGATATTAACGGCGATGGAACAATGGACGTGACCTCAAGTAAAAAAACAATGGAGAAGATATTGAAGACCATGCCGAATATCTTTACAATCGAAATAGTTTAATCGATGTTATTTTTGTCAAACAAATTTAAGGGGAGCATCAAGGGGGGGGCGGCGTTTTTGGTTTTAGTTGCGCTGTTCTCCTCTTGCTCTACTACTCAAGAAATGCGTCGATCTAATCGCGCGTCAAAGAAGCTCAACAAGCTTGCAATGAAATACCCCGAACTATTACAAGCCGACACTATACGAGATACCGTTGAGGCTATTGTCAATACAATTCGGGTTGACACATCGTTTGCTAAGGCAGACACAATCTACCTTCAGAAAGACAGGCTCAAAGTGAGAATTATTACCGAGCACGACACGGTAAGAATACTAGGTGAGTGCTTAGGTGATACAATCTATGTTCCCTTCGAAGTCGCCGTTGAGAAGATTCAGCCAGTTCAATACAAGCCAATGCCTCAAAGGTGGTGGGAACTCGCTTTGCAATCCTTTGGTATGCTGTTTCTCTTTTGCGTTGCCGTTTGGTTATCCGTTCGCGCCTTCAGAAGTTAGACACTTTTCACACTTTTATATAGTTTACCGTTATGAGAATAGCAAACTCATAAAGAAACTATGTCAAACATCGTTGAACTAATTACCAATAAAGTCAAAGCAATCTTTGCTGAGACTCCGGAAGAGAAAGAAAACCTAATGGTTGAGGCCGTGGTTAAAGACACTGGCATCAAAATCACTGCTGACTCATGGGAGGTCGGTCAGGTTGTTTCAACTGAGACTGAAGAAGGTGACACAATCGCAATTCCTGAAGGCACTTACGAACTTGAAGATGCAACGGTGTTGACCATCGACGCTGAGGGCAAGATTACTGAAATCGTTCTACCTGAAGAAGTAGAGGTTGAAGCAAAAGACAAAGAGAAAATAGAAGAGGAAATGGCAGCCGAAAAGGACAAGCCTACCTACGTTACTGAAGAGCAACTTTCAGCGGTTATGGCTCCAATCATGGAGGCTCTTCAAAATGTATCCGTGAAACTTTCAGCCGTTACACCGAAGCCAGCCACTGACGCTGACAAAGTGGAATCTGAGAACAAACTTTTGAAGCAACGACTTTCAGAGAAGCGCAAAGCGATCTTTGACAAGTCAACGGCTCAAGCAGCAACACCAGAACCTGACGGTCGAAGACGAGTTCACCAATCACAAACGAAGGCTGCCTTATCAAAAACACTTGCAGACTTTGACTTCACTTTCGAGAAAAACTAACTCACCATAAGCAAAAAAAATGGCTACTACGAATAACGTAACATCGAATTACACAGGCAAGCTAGATCCGAGCTACGCAATTAAAGCTGTACTTGCCTCCGACACCCTTGTTCAAGGACTCGTCAAGGTGTACCAAGGATTGAAAGTTGAAGGAATCAATATGCGAAGGCTGGATAGCTCAGGCATCTTTCAAAACGACTCTTGCACATTCACTCCAACAGGAACAGTTGATCTTGACTTTCGTCAATTGACGGGAAAGAAACTCAAGGTGAATCTTGAACTTTGTTTTTCTGATTTTGAAGCAGCGTGGGAGGCGGAGCAGATGGGTGATGGTGCGTTTGATAACGTGCCTCAAGAGTACATCGCTGCCCTCATGTTAGAGATCGCAGGAAAAGCGGCTGAACACAATGAGAATACTATCTGGAATGGTGTTACTGCCAATGCGGGTGAGTATGATGGGTTCTTCACAAAGCTTGTTGCTGACGGTCTTGTGCCAGCGGCTCAAAATATTGCGGGAACAACGCTGACAGCGGATAACATCTTTGGCCAAATCGGTTTGATGGACGCACAAATCCCAGAAGCGGTTGACGAATTCGGAGACACTTTCCACTACTGCGTTTCAAAAAGAGCCGCGAAGTTTTACATGACTGCACAAGCGGGATACGGAACAAACGGCGAAGGTGGTGCTGGTTACATGAACGCTGGCTTTGTTGGTAAGAAAGAACTCGACTACTTAGGTACACCGATGTATGTATGTCGCGGAATGAATGCTGATCAAATGATAGCCTTCGAGCGCGACAACCTCGCATTCGGTACAGGTCTATTGGGTGACTGGGCTGACGTTAGAACCATCGACATGAGAGATGTAAACGGTGATGATCAACTTCGTGTCATTATGAAGCTCTACGCTGGTGTTCAATACGGCTGGCCTGAAGAAATCGTAATGTACGGAGCAGAATTATAATATTTCCTAACCCTCAAAAAATAAAGATAAATGAGTTGTGAAGTAACAAGAGGAAGGAAGATACCATGTAAGGATGGGGCAGCGGGGATTCTCGCTGTCTACTTCCTGAATCGAGATCCAGAGTTCAAAGTAACATTTGACGCAACGCTTGTCGAAGACATACAGTTAGCAAGCGATGACACCGCCGTTACATTGTACAAGTATGAACTGGACAACACGGGAAACAATTTCGAAGAAACATTAGAGGCAAGTCGAGATAATGGAACTATCTACGCCGCACAGGTGTTGACATTGGCTCTTCAAACGCTTCAGGATGCAGACCTAGAAGACATCTACAATATGTCAAGGGGTCGTCCTGCTGTTCTCATTCAGTACCGAAACGGCAAAGTACGCCTAGCAGGAATCGAAAGAGGAATTGATAGCACGGGTAACAACGCGTCGGGGGGTGATCTTGGAGACTTCCAAGGGTACAATCTAACGTTAACGGCAAACGAAAACAAGTACGCGCCACTATTGAAAGGGTACACGTTAGCATCTCCGTTTGGAGGTCTAACAACACCCCCAACGATTGTAAGCGTATAGGCTGATAATCTCATCTAATTTGGTTTTTGGATGTTTAAACAAGAGGGAGGTCTAACGACTTCCCTTTTTTTGGTTAAATTTGAAACTATGCTAATCCTTCCACTCGATACAGCTCAAGCAATTAGGTTCCGAGCGCGGCCCCATGAAAGTATTGGGTCTTATTTCCTCGTGGCTTGGACTAGCAGCGAAAAGGTATACGGCCTAATTAGAACACTCACCTACACCGATGGACACATTGAGGGCAACGTTGCCTTTCCTCTTGCCGTTGGTCTTGCTAATGGGGCAAAGATGAACTTTCGAGCCTTTCCGATTGTTGATGTAACGGAACTCAGGGTTCAAATGTTGGCATCGACCGACGCAGATCCCTTTAATTTACCTATCCAGACAATAAACGCCTTTCTCATTGCACAAATACTCCTTTCAAATATTCTCAAAGAGGTGTACAGGGGACAAGTATTTGTAAGTACCAAGACTCAACAGCCATATAACGTAACATGAAGAGAAGCCAAGAAATAAATCAAGTCGGAGACAGCAACGTTTACCAATTATCAGACTACGTTAGCCCCAGAATTCAGGACGTTAAGGCGGGAAAGGGCAAGGATTACATGATGTGGGGGCATAACAACAGCTTTTACGACTACCTACGCGATCTTTACCTGAATAGTACCACCAACAACGCCGCGATCAACGGGATTATAAAGCTTGCATACGGCGACGGGCTAAAATTCGAAGACCCCAAAAAGGATATTCAACTAGCAAACGTCATCCCACCCGTAGAAATGCGTCGTTTAATGCTGCAATTCGAGGTCTATAACAAGTGGGTCGCTCAGGTTGAATATCACTTAGATGAAAACGGAGTTCGTGACATGGAGAAGGGCGTTCGAAAGGTGTTCTTTCTGCCAGCCAAAGAGGTAGCGCCGTGTAAGAAGAACGAGGACGGTGAGATAACCGACTTCTTCGTATCGAAGGATTGGAATAACACCCGCGCAAAAGAGTACAAGCCAAAGCAAGTGCCCGCTTTTGGATTTGGAACTGAAGAAGATGAAATCGAAATATACTTTTGGCAGCTTGAGATTGACAATGATGAATACTTTGCGCCTGTCGGGTATCAAGGTTGCCTACAATATGCAGAGTGTGAGGTGGAAACTAGCAACTACCATCTTAACCATATACTTCGAGGCTTCGCGCCGGCGGGAATCGTAAACTTTAATAATGGTGTGGGAACGCCTGAAATGCGTAAGCAGGTTACCCGCGACTTTGTAGATACAAAAACAGGCTCAAGCAATGCAGGAAAGGCTTTTATCATGTTCAACGAAGGATCTGAGAACGCCGCAACAATTGCATCTTACGACGTTCCAGACCCGCATAAGCAATACGAGTTCATAGGCTCAACATCAGAGAAAAAGATTCTGCTTTCTCATAACATTAGCAGCCCGCTTCTATTTGGTATTAGAGGTACCTCAGGAGGTCTTGGAAGCAATGCCAATGAAATACGCGAGAGCTACGGGATAATGCGCGAAATGACTTTAGAGCCAATTAGACAAGCCTTTATTCAGGGGCTTGAACCGTTGCTCTTAGAAATTGGAATTCCTCAAACACCGAAGTTTTCTGACCTCTCAATATTTGGAAGCTCAGATGATGCAGGAGAAGTAGATGCAAGTTACACGGGTATTCAAATCAGTTCAGCGCTTGAGATTATTTCAAAAATCCAAACTAAAGAACTTACACAAGAACAGGGTAAGCAATTGCTCATTTCTATGCTTCAAATTCCCGCAGAGGTTGCGGAGGGAATTGTACAAGGCGACCCAAACTTTGTGCCACCCGTTAAGTTAAGCAGCCAAGAGGAGGACGAACCAGAAGACTACTCAAAGAAGTGGATGAAATCGCTTGAAGAGAAAGGCGAAATGATGGGTGACGATTGGCAAGAGGTAAGTTCAACAGCCGTTGACAACCCAGAGGCTGAGGACGACGTTCTTTCAATTATGATGAACGACACCTCACCGCCTGACGGAAAGCCACAAGATGCCAGTGAAGGGGATAGCGGTCTGTTCAAGGTTCGCTACCGTTACGGGCCTCAAGAAACTAAACCAAACAGCCGTGACCTATGCGTGTTCCTAGTTGGGAAAAGCAAACAGGGAATGGTTTACAGAAAGGAAGACATTGATAGCTGGGAGGACGCATCGGTGAACGGCCAATTCGCACCCGAGGGTAAATCGAAATATTCG